ACGAGCACCTGTTCCGTTGCCCTCAAAGTCCCACATATCGCCGGCGAAATATTCCTCTACTGGATCGGCTTCAAATCCAGTAGCGCGGTCGATGAAGTCGTAGCCTGACTCCTTGGCCCACTCTTGAATCCACGCGACTGCCTCCCTTGATCTTGAAGCCAGATCAAGCGTCTTGCCGCCAACATAGAACCGTCGAACATCGCCGTCGTTGGCGTAATCCTTGGCAACTTGTTGATCGTACGTTGTGAAGATGCCAGGCTCGTTTCGGCGTCGTTCAGCATATTCCGTAATGTTGAATCGACTGTCACCGCGCCATACCTCTTCAGTCAGACCACTCGCCATCGCCGCCTCGTCCACCATGCGCTGCGCCGTCGCCATGTCGCCGCGCTCGACGGCAGCGAGATAGTCGGCGTCGATGCGGGAGGCTTGCTCAAGACCTAGTGCGGATGGCAGCCGGTACATCGTTGCGCTGATCGCAAAGTCTTTGTTAGACCCCTTGTTTTCAACAAATCCAAGGCGCTTGTACCACGCGATCAAACGCTTCTTGCTTGCCCCAAACTCGCTTGTTGGTGAAACATCAATGCGCTTACCAGATTGATCTGCGTAAGCGATCAGGCTTTGCATCGCACGTGTTGCTCGTCCTTCATCCCGTAGTTCCGCTGGAACACGAATGATTCCTGGCCGAATCGTCGTGGAGGTTTCCGTAAGACGCTGTTCAACCCCAAGATCGGCAAATGACTGCTCGACATCCGCTAGCGTCATTTGTGCTGCCTGCTTAAGCGGCTGGCCTTCCTGCACCGCCTGGGGGCCGCGAACACGGTACGGGTACCGCTCGTAGAACTGCTCCGGCGTGATGCCCATACGCGCAGCCTGCGTCACGGCGAGGTCGCGGAACAGCTCGGCGTTGGCGCGGACTTCAATGTCCTGCATGCCCGTCTGGCGCAATTGCTCGGCCACGGTTGTCTCTACCTTCTGGGCAGACTCCACAAACGCGGCGTCTGCTTCCTGCCGCTCGGCTAGAGCCGCCTGGGCTTCCTGACGCAACGCATCGCGCTTACGGCTGAACTCCTGCGCCTGCGCAACGCTCATAGCCTCCGGGCTCAGGCGCATATGCGGGCGCAGCGCGTCACCAAGCTGCGTGCCCGACAACTTGGCTCCGTAGACCGACGTCGGAATCGTGATGTCACCGCCGTTCTCGAGCGCGTTCTTCAACTGTTCGCGGATGCCGGGCAGCACCTTCTCAAGTTCCGTAACGCTCAGTCCGCTTTGCGCTAGAACCTGGGCCGCAGCCTCAGCCTCGACGTAGACCGTGTCGGCGGTCGTACCCTTGGCCTGCCGGGCGAGGAAACCCTCGTAGGCGTCGAGGTTGCGCTTGGGGAGTTTGCCGTCCCTCTTGGCTGCGTCGAGGCCGTCGAAGAACTCCTGCTGCTTGGCAGCGACGTCTGCACGCTTGACATCAACGACGAAGTTTGCGGTCGGTCCGATACCGCCAAGTACCAGACTTCCTTGGAATCCTGCAATGCCAGCGTCAACCAGCCGCGTCATTGCATCCTTGAATGACGTTTCGCTGTCGATACCGTCCATTGCCTTGGCAATTTCCTCGCTGGCGATTGCCACGAGTTCCTGACCAACTTCCTCAGCGGTGTTTGTGCCAACCTGTTTGGTGTATTCCTTGCCTGCAATCGCCATTGCTGCGCGAGTAGTTGGCTTGGCAATAGCCGCATCGACACTTTCCTTGATGAACTTTGTTGCCAAAGTCTTGAACGGACCAGCAGCGATCTTGGCGCCGGCCAGTTCAATGATGCCGTTCAGCAACCCGCCAGTCAGGGCGGCATATTGAGCCGTGTCTGGATCAACGCCCTCGTTGACCATATCGCGGTACAGGTTTCCTGCCTCAGTCTGCGTCGTGGTTGCCATGAGGCCGCCGGCACCAAACGAAACAAACCCGGCTGCTGCACCCTTTGGCCCAAGAACAGCACCACCAGCAGCAGCTCCGGCAAGAGCGGTAGTTCCGACAGACCTGGCCGTTGCCAACTGTTGGGCGACGACTTCTGCTGTCATGCTCACAATGCCACCCGATGGGATCGCGCCAAGACGCTTATCAAGAAACTCAAGGCGTGCAACGTCAGCTGGCGTTGCCGAACCAAACATTTGCCGCGATGCCAATTCACCACGTTCAACAACCATCATTCCGCGCTCGGCGCCACCAACAATGTCAGCCTGCGGCTTGAATCCGAAGAACCAGTTCGGCGCATCCAGTACCGATGCAACCGTGTCGAACAGACCCGATGTCTTGTTCAGCGAGTCAAGATCGTCGTGCGACTGCGCTGCGAATACTGGGTCAAGCAATGACTCAGCGAATCGCGGGTTGTTCTGCAACATCCCGCTGCGCTGCACGCTGGCAATCGTTGACCGCCGACGCAGTTCATCCATGTTGCGCAGGCCCAAATCCTGACCGATGCCCAGAGGCTTGCCGAGTTTCGTTGCCTCGGCGGCTTGGTCTGGATTGATGCCCATGACGGCTGACAAAGATCCAATAGCCGGCGGCTGCGACAAGGCTCGCATAGACGGCGCCAATTCCATAAATGGGTTGTCAGGCTGCGCGACGGGCTGCGCAGGCTTCTGGAACATGCTGGAAGCGATTTCGAGGAACGGGTTGACTTCCGTCGGCGTTTCTTCGTTCTGCATTATGGGTTTGCCTTCTGCCGGCGCTGGTACTCGAGGTACATAGTCGCCATGTTGGCCTGATTGACAGCTTGCCCGTTGGCTTGCAATGCCATACGAATCTGTGCCTGCGTCTCAGTTGGAATCTCGGCCACGATATCGGCGTATGCCTCGGACGCCTGTTCTGGTGTCATGGCTGCGATGACATTGCTTTCGCCATACTCATCGAATGCCCTGTCCAGCAACAACGTGTCAATGACGTGCTGTTTCTCATCACGGTTGAGCGACCTGCCGAGGCGGGTCTGCTCGTACGAGATAGCCTGCTTGACGTTGTCGCGGAACAGCAGGCTTGCACGCAGCTGATCCTTGTCCTTGGAGTTCGGGAACGCCAACGTGTCAAGCCCATTGCGCACCAGCGTTGATTCCAACTGGTCGGCATCAACCGAAGCCTGCGCCATCTTGCTCGGATCAGCGGTGTCCTTCAGCAACTTGACGTACGTACCTGGCGTCAGGCGATTGCGGTTCTTGTCCAAGTAATCGACCGTCAACACGCTCGGGTCACGGGCGATCTCTTCCATGACACCGAGTTCGTCGGTTTCCCGCTGCCCACTCAGCAACTTGGCCTGATCGGTCGGCTTGAGCGTGCCCCATAGTTGAGGCGGAATCTGGCCGACGTTGTTGCCAGGCACCGCTAGGAACTCGGTGATCGCGTCCATGCGGCCCCGGTATTCCTCCTTGATGAGCGCGTCCTCCTGCGCGAACTGCGTTCTCAGGTTCGACTGCACTTGCTTGCGGACTTCGGGGTCAGGGATGCGCTCGGCCACGGTCAGAGCATCGCGCAGCGTCAGCGGTCGGCGTGCCTCGTCGCGGTCTGAGTTGTCCAACGAGTTCAGGTTGCGCGGGTCGATGGCTTCGCCGTTGCGGGTAGCGGTGTATCCGATGCGATACAGGCCGTCCTCGGCTGCGTCGTCCTTTCCGACCATGCCGAGCAGACCGCCACGAGTGACTGTCTGGCCTTCCGTAAGCATCCCAAAGACATCGACATTATTGAGCGTCAGGGTGGTGTCGTCGGTCGTTTCAATCGTAACCGTGTTGCCATCGACGCTCGTGACAGTGCCGTTGGCCGGCGCATTCACGGGCGCACCCGGAGGCGCCTCAATGTTCACGCCCTTGCCATCGACGTTGATGCGACCGTTCTCGATGATCTGGTCGAAGTTGCCAGTGCCGGCAGGCGTGTCCAGCACTCCGGTCGTGCGGATGCTGGTGGTCAGTTCGTCAACCATCTGACGCTTGCGGTTGGCGTCGAGTGAGGCAATCATCGCGTCAGCCTTAGCCGGGTCGATGCGGTTGAGCTCCAACTGCTTGCGCACGTAGTCGAGCCCGTCCTGATACTGGCTGTCCATCATCAGTCGGTTCACGACGCCCTGCGCAGCCTGCGTGTAGACGGCGTTCTCCAGTTCGCGCATCTGGGCGCTGTCCTCGGCGTAGCCGCGCAGGCGACCCACGGTGCGGATCTCGTTCAGCGCCACGCCAAGGTTGGTGTTGTATGCGCCGGTTGGGAGCCCGTCGGTCGTGACGGCATCGCGCTCCTTGTAGTCCTGAATGGCAAGGTTGACGTACTGGTTGGCTCGGGCGGTAGCCTCGTTCCCAGCGTAGACCTTGACCTGCTGGTCGCGGTGCGTCTGCACCTGCGCCTGGAAGGTCATCATGTTGCGGGCGAGCACGTTCTGATACAGCCGCTTCTGGCCCTCGTTCAGGCGGTCCATGCTGGCCTGGCCGGCCTGAATCAACTGCTCGTTGACGCTGACGTATGACGTTTCGGCGTCCTTGCCGGCGGTGTTCAAGTAGCCGTTCTGGCCACGCATGATCTCGTTGGCCTGTTGCAGGAACGCGACGTCGCTTTCCTTCGCAGCCGCCTCGTCAATCTGATCCTGCATGGCGTCGCCGATGCTGAACGCCGTCATGCCTGCGCGGGTCAACTGCTGGCCGAACTGCTGGACCTGCTCGCCCGTGTAGTTGCGCATGGGCTCCACAGCGGGAGCCTGGAACTGGCCGATGTCACCCCCGCCGGGCGGGGTAACTTGCGGAACGAATGTGGTCGGGACGGTTGGCATGGGTACCTCAGAATCGTTCGGTGGCTACGCCTTGCAGCAGTTCGTCAATGCGCTTGTTGCGGGCCCAGTTGGCGCCGATATCGACCGCGCTGCCGAGCAGGCTCGTTGCCGCGCCGAAGCCCGGCATGATCGTGCCGGCTGCGCTCGACAGGTTCCGGCTCGACAGTTCAGCCATCGTGGCCTGCGTGCCGAGGTTGAATGCCTGCAACCGGGCAGCCTCCTGCGCCCGAACGGTCGAGGCGTTGATGGCGAGGCGGTCGATCTCCTTGACTAGGTCCATGCTGGCGACGACTTCCTTGGCCGTCCCCTGCCCAAGCGCAATGCCTCGAGCAGCCATCCCCGTGCGGGCGCCGGCACGAGCCTGACCTGCCCGCATGGTGTACTGGCCGGCTGCGGCTTGCCCCTGCTGACCGACCTGTGTGGCGGTGAACTCGGCTGCACGGCGGTTGATGCGCGTCATCTGCGCGGCAAACGCCGCGTTCTGCGCCTGCATCTTGAGCTGGTTCTGCTGCGACTTGAGCGAGTAGTACGAGCCGATGGCCCCGGTAAACGCGCCGAAGATTGACGCGATGTTGCCGCCGATCTGCAAGCCCTCGGCCAACTGCGATCCGAGCGTGAACCGTTCGCCGACGGTTGGCACGTCACCCGGGGTCAGCGAGAACTCTGGACGCATCAATGAGAATTGGCTCATCGTCAGTCTCCTAGCGCAACTTCAAGGGTCAGACCCACAACCGTCAGTGGAAGTGGGTCGGCTTGCCGGATGTACACCTGACCGCCGGCCCGCCAAGCTGGCTTCAGGTCAACGTCGATCTCGTCGGACTTCAGGCTCGGCGGGGTGCCGTAGGGCTCAGTCGTGCGCTGCTTGGCCTCTACCAGCCGATCCGCCGTCGGGCCCACGAAGATGCCGCTCGACTTGAACACCCGCAGATATGCCTTGTTGACGTTCTTATAACGCCCCTGCCCGTAACCGTCGATGCTCATAACCGCCGGCAGGGTCTGTAGATCGCTCTCGTAGGGCAGGCCGACGTGGATGAAAACTGCGGCCCGGTCTAGCGTCACGGAGCCGCTGGAGACGGTTTCCTGCGGCTGTACGGCCCCGTCAGCGAGGATGCTGACCGTTGCCCCCTCCAGGTGCGCCAACCCGCTCACGCTGTCTCTAGCGAACGCCCAGATGGTCGTGGCGGTGTTGCGCAGGGCGACGGGCAGCGTGACGTCAACCCGGGCGGTTGCCACCGTCGTGCTGCTCGTGCCAATAATGCGAAGGCGGTACTTGTTGCCAGCCGTGTCGGTCAAGACGATGGCGTCATTGACGTCGGTCGTGGCCGGATAGGCGAAGATCGCGCTGCTAGCCGTGATCGTCAGCACGTCAGACGGACCCCAAGTCGTGCCTCCAGAAACAGTTACGGTCGTTGCCGTGGTGTTCGTTCCGTCGTACGTCAGGCCCGCGTCCACGAAGAAGCAGTTCTCCAGCGTCGTGATCTGGCGCGTCGCCATCCGCTCCACGTAGCGCACTGAGTTGCCGTTGATCGTGCGCTTGACCACCACATACACGCGGTCCTCGTTGCCCTCGGCCACGGCGGTGCATGACTCGTACAGGCCCAGCGTGTCGTGCTGCGCCCAGGCGCCGATCTGCTGCTCGGGCATGTAGGTAAGACTCAGCAGATTGCCGTTGCTGCTCACGAACCACAGGATCGGCTGCGGGCTCTTGCTGTAGCACATGTCCACAAGCGTCAGGTCATCGAACAGGTGAGCGGCCCGGATGGACAGGTCGCCAGTAATGAACCCGCTGGACTGCCACGAGTAACCGAGCTCGCGCACGTGCCCGCCTCGAGCAGCGCAGTACACGACCGTGTTGTTCACGATCTCGGGCTGCACGTCGTTGGCACCGATGTACGACTGCGGGCGCACACTGATCGTGGTCGGAGTCAGGGCGTCCGAGTTGATCGGGCTGACACGCCATTCTGCGCTGCTGGTCATCAACAACAACTGCGTCAGCGGGACGATGTGGTTGATCGTGTTGAGCTCGCGGGCAGCCACGCGGATGCTGATTCGGTCGCTGTCCTTGACCGGCAGCGAGTACGACAGGTCGCTTTCCGTACCCGAGCGCGTCATCCAGATCGTCTGCGGAGCATTGTTCGTGCCGGCAAAGACGCGCCGCTGCTCGTAGTACGACACTGAGCGCGGGTAGTTGTTCGCGCTGCTGAACGGGGTTTCAACGATGGGCGGAGTGATGCCCATGTCAGGCGCGATGTTGTCATCGTCAAACGACGTGGCCGCCGTCTGGCCGATGTATCCATACAGTCCGCTCTGGCGCTTGTACACGTTGTACCGGAGAGCCCCCGCGACTGCGCTCCAGCTGATCGTGTTCTTGGCGCCGATGGCGTTCAGGTTGTTGATGACGTTGCCGCTCGGGCTCGCTGCGCTCTCGTCCACCGCGTTCTGCGCGATGGCCGTTACGACGTAGTAATTGTCGAAGTCGAGGCTCTTGTCGCCAAACTGCACGAACCCACCGCTCGTCCATGCGGTGTAGGCCGTGGTATTGACCGGGACTCCCGTGTCGTACGCCTTGACTGAGAACGTGTTCGTGGCCGGCGTCGTGTTGACAAGGTAGAACCCGCTCAACTGCGTCATCGTTCCGCCGTCGATGTAAACGCTGTCGCCGATGGCGAACCCGTGATTGCCGACCGTGGTCACGACGCCGGGGTTGGCCTGCGTGATGCCCGTGATGTTCAGCGCATCGCCTCGGCTGGCCGTGACCGTCGGGGCGCCAGGCACAGCGACCGGGGCAACAAACGTGATCGCCGTCAGCGTCCACGTCGTGGCACCAAGGCGGCGCAGTTCACGAGGAGCGTGATTAGGGTGCACGAGCGTCAGGACGTCGCCAGACTGCACGTAGTGGATCGAGAACAGGTCGGCCTCTTGGTAGGGCGACGGGATCTCGTAGGCGCTCGACGGCAGCGGATACCAGTACGTGGCGTTGGGCGGCGCGTTGCCGGTCGTGGCCGCGATGCAGTAGTAGTTCGTGCCACCCGATGACACCAGGTCGCCAACTACATAGGCGGTCGCCCCGTTGTAGGCCGCCGGCGTGCCAGCCTGCAACGTGCTGCCCTGCGTGTGGAATCGGATATAGCCCTGCCCAAACTCAAGCACCATCGTCTGCGTCGTGCTGTACGTGAACGGCAGAAGTCGCGTGCGCTTGGTGCTGTCCTTCACCGTCGCCACGTACGTGGTACCGGGACGGTTCTCTGCCGGCCCCTGCGGGGTCGGGATGAAGTTCCGCATCTTGGCGGCACCAGTCTGGAACTTGATGTCATCAATGCGCCCAAACATCTCCGGCGAAAGCTCGCCGCCAGCGAACGATCTGTTGTAGATGCGGGTGTTTGGCATTGGTCAGCGTCCTGCGATCCAGCCCGTGATGTGCTCTGGCTTGATGTTGCGCTGGTTGGCGTCCGACATGCGGGCCTGTTGCAGGTAGGCCATCATCATCTGCGCCTGCCGCTTGCCCTCAGCCGCGCCCTGATCTCCCTTGATGACCGGGCCGGCAAGCATGGCGGCAAGGTGGTGCGACAGCGCCATGACGAACAGCGGGTCAAACTTGGTCGGGTCGGTGACGAGAGCCTGGTATCGCAGCAGTGCGTTCTGCTGGTCGGTGTACAGCACCTTGTTGCCGAGCGTGTCGGTCTCGATGCTGTACGGCTGTGGCACGTAACGCCCAGCCGCAACAAGCGGGGCATAGTTGTGCAGGAAGTCTGGGGTATCGCTGGGAACGAACTTGGCCGCGTAGTCGTTCTCGGCGTCGTGTGGCAGCACGCTGACGGCGACCATCATGTCGCCGGGGCAAGCGTACGAATACTTCCACATGGTGTACGGCATCGTCACCTGCGCGAGCAGTGCGCGACGAGACGCGAAGTTCCATGCGTGCATCTGGAGGAGGCTGTCGCGGGCGATGGGGTAGAACCGAGCGCAGTGCTCGGCCTGAGCCGACCCTTCAGGCGGGTCGATGCTGGCGATGGAGGCATCGTCGCCGAGGTGCGCGAGTGCCAGATTGCAGATCTCAACCACGCTTGCCATTCGATCCTCCTAGGAAAAGAGGGGCGCCGGGTGTTTAGGCCGACGCCCCTCCAGAGTCACATGCGTCGTGTCAGTCCGCCGTGACGGTGGTCTTGGCTGGCCGGCCTCGCTTGGGTCGCACCACAGGCACGACTTCATGCTGCTCCGACTGGCGCGGGGCGTCGATGGGCTCGACGTTCCCGTTGGCAGGACCGTTGTACTCGAAGACTTCGCCCTCCTTGCGGAGGCCGTTGTCGATGAAACACGTCACGAGTGCGCGGACTTTCATGTCAGGTCACCGAGAAGCCGCTGGCGTAGAACTTGCGACCGTCCTGGATGTCCTTCACGATCTGGGCGAGCACGCTGCCCTGAGTCGGGTTGGTACCAGTGACGTCGTAGCGAGCAGCCATGTAGCGTTCGCCGAGGCTTGCGACCTGCGGCGGGATACGCACCACGAACTGCTTGCCAGCGGTCAGGTTGGCAAGAGCAACGGCGCCGGTCGAGGCGATTGCGGTGGGCGACGACATCGAATCGTTGTCGTCGGTCACAATCTCCATCGTCAGGCTGGTCAGGGTGTTGAACGCCTGAACGACGGTGAAGACCATGTACAGGTCTTCGCCTTCGCCGATGTCACGGGCAGTGCCGAGGTCGATCACGTTGGTGCTGACGGCGTCAGCGGTGATCGCCTGGCCACTGATGGCGGAGCCGGGGTTGTTAGCCCCGGACACGGTGAGGAGAACGTCGGTAATCATTGTGTTGGTTCCTTTCTGTCGGTCCTATCAGGACACGACGGCTTCGGTGTTGACGATGGCATCCACGCGGCGCAGGGGCACGCCCTGGAACGACAGCCAGCTGTAGGGCTGACCGAACTGCGACAGACCTTCGTTGACCTTGAGCACATACTGGCTCTTGTCGAGCGCAGCGATGGCAAGGCCGCTGTGGACGGTGCGGTTCATGTAGAACGCGGCCCGACCCATGCCCATGTTGGGGATGCGGTACAGGGCGCGGCTCATCAGCTTGATGATGGCGGTAGCAGCCGAAGGAGCCTGCGTCGTGGTCTGCGCAATCAGGTCATCGGTGTCGATGTTGCAGATGCGGACGACGTAGCGCCAGTCCTTGACCACCAGACCGTTCTTCCACTGGTAGCGGGTGGCATACGCCTGAAGACGGGTGCCATCGCTGTTGTAGACGGTCTGCTCGCCGAGATCTTCGTGGATCAGACCGGCGCTGCTGCCCTTGGGGAAGGGGCAGTACACGGTCTGGTCACCCCACACGACGAGGTAAATCGACGTGTTGCTGGTGGCATCGCTACCGCCAGCCGAGATGATGTTCTGCGAGTTGTTCGGGCTGCCGGCGCCGATGTCCGAGTAACGCGGCGCGAGGCCGAGGAACTGCTTCGGATCGGTGGCGGGGTTGCCGTAGAACAGGGTGGTGGCCTGCGTCTGGTTCATCGCCTCGAGGAAGGCGACGTCTTCGGACAGGCGGAACTGAGCGGTGTTGCCGTTCAGCATCGCCAGATCCTTGTCCACCTCGCTGCGGGCTTCCAGAATGCCGCAAGCCTCATCGACCTGAGCGGTCGTGCTCTTGCTGTTCGGGATGCCCTGGTTGAGCGCACGCCAGTACACCGAGGGAAGCCCGGTGCGGATGACGACGCGCTCGCCCGTGGGGAGGTTGCCTTCCTTGAAGACGCAGTCCTCAAGGATTTCGTTCGACTGCGAGAGGAGTTCCGCGATGACCGGGACGCGGCCATCCGGATCGGTGCGCTTGGCCCAGTCGGCCAGCGTCAGATTCGTCGTAGAGAGAGTTGCCATTGTGTGATTCCTTTGTTGGGGTTACGAGTACAGAACATCGGCCAGATCGGAGAACGACTTGGGGCCGGCCTTGGCCTGCCCGGTCGAGCCCGTCACGACACGATCCTCACTGATTGCCTTGCCTGCGCGGAAGAACAGCCGGACGATCTCCGGGTGATTCCCCAGCCCAGACTCGTTGAGCAGCGTGCGGAGCTCGGCGGTGCCGAACGCATCCAGAGCCTTCTTGGCGACGGCCAGGTTCTCGGCAAGCGCGGGGCCGCCGAATTCCCTGTCCTGCTTGGATGCCTCCATCCAAGCGCCCTGAACGGCTTGAATCTGAGCCATTTGACGTTCGGCCATCTTCGGGCCCATGACGTCAAGCAGCTTCTGCGCAGCGTCCTGACTCAGCTTGAGTTCCCGTGCGACCTCCGAGTACGCGGTGATGGTGTCACCGTCAAACTCCTGACCTTCAGGAGCCTTGAATTCGTACTTCTCAGGCGCGGTCGGCTTGGCGTCGGCGGGTGCCTCGGCGGCCTTCTCTGCCTGTCCGGTCACAGGGGCGTCCTGCGCCTTGGCCGTGTC